CGGTGGCATGGGCTCGTCAGCGTGTACATCGTGCCGCCCTCTGGCGATGCTCCGCTGAGGGACGCCTGCACGATGGCGTTCTCCTCGGCGTGGACGTCGTCGCACGCGTCGAGGAACTGCCCGCTCTGCACCTGGTGGCGCAGCCTCGTGCACTCGGTCGGGTGCTTGCACCCCTTGGGCGCGCCGTTGTAGCCCGTCGCGATCACGTGGCCCGACGAGTTCACCAGCACGGCACCGTTCCGCCTCGAGAGGCAGGTCGCCCTCCTCGACACGGTCCTCGCCACGCCGATGTACGTCTCCTCCTTCGACGGCCTGTGGCTGGCAAGCTCGAGGCCGATCGCCTCGACGTGGGACTCCACCGGAGCGGTCGCGTCGAGCTGGATCCAGCGCATCGCCGTCCTCTTCACGTACTCGAGGTACAGCGCGTCGAGCTCGGAGAACACGCCGTTGTCCCACTGCGTGTCCCGGCCCTTCGCGTCCCACGGGCTGTTGAACCGAAGCAGCACGCCGAGGTGAGGGACTCCGGCCACCTGCCTGTCGATGCGGTCGAGCTCCAACTGGTCGTACTCCCTCTTCCGCAGCGCCGTGCCGTAGACGTACTCGGACGGGAAGCTGCGGTCGAAGATCACCTCGGCTCCGACGCAGATCGCCATGGCGACGGCGGCCCTGTCCTCCGCCTGGCTCTCCTCCACCGCCTGCCCCGCAAGCGGCGAGCGAGGGCACGTGTACAGCGGCATCCCGAAGCGCTCGCTGATCGCCGTGCCCAGCGTAGATTTCCCAGCTCCGTCGATCCCCTCGAGGATGATGATCACGAGAGCTTCGTCCTCCCTCCGCTTCGCATGGCCACCATCTTCTCGGCTCCCTCCCTGCACGCCGAGTCGTCCCTGCAGAAGCGGATCGTCGCCGGAATCGGCATCACGCCGGGCGGAGACGGAGCAGGGTACGTCACGTCCTCGAGGTCTTCAGCTGCCCGCGGCTTCCCGCAGACGAAGCACGCTCCGGCCGCCACGTCGCTGAGCCTCACGGTGCCACTCCCAGCTCGTCCATGATCAGCTGCACCAGCTCTGGGATGAACTGCATCGGGTCCTCCTTCGCCTCCCATCCGAACACCTTGCGAGCTCTGCTCGTGTCGGGCACTCGACGCTCCACGTCCTCGTAGCCGTGGCCGAAGAGATCGACGCCCGCGATCCAGCGGATCTCCGGCCTCTTGCCCGTGCGCTTCAGCACCTCGCTCTGCACGATCTCCGCGACGTCGACCATCGAGAGCTCGATCGTCGAGCCGAGGTTCATCGTGAAGTCCCGCTTCCAGAGGTCGGGGTCCGTCTTCTTCATGAACATCGCGCCCATCAGCGGCACGACGAAGTCGCGGCTGTGGGTGAAGCACCTCGTCTGTCCGCCCGGAGCGGAGACGTAGATGGTGCCCTGTTCGATCGCGTCGCCCGTCATCTTCGTGAGCACTCGGCCGGCGCCGGGCTTGTCGATGCCGGGCCCCACGAAGTTGAAGAAGCGGAACACGGTGTGCCTCACGTCGTAGCGGGCAGAGTACGCCGCGAGGTAGTGCTCGGCCACAGCCTTCGACATGGCGTAGCACCACCTCGTGTTCTTCACCGGTCCGAAGACGAGGTCGCTCTCGTCCTCGTGGAACGGGACGTGCGGGTTCTTGCCGTACACCTCCGACGTCGACGAGTAGATGATCCGCGGCCTGTGGGCGGACCACACGACGATGCGCTCGAGGATGTTGATCAGCCCGAGGAGGTTGAGGTTGAGCACCTCGATCGTCTCCTCGAGGTAGCGCTTCGGGTCGGCGATGCCGGCGAAGTGGTACACCGCGTCGACCGCCAAGAAGTCGGACCTCAACGGCTGGTGAACGTCGTACTCGTGGAACGTGAAGCGGTTGCCGTTGTCGATCGCCGTCTCCAGCCCGTGCGTGAGGTCGGATGGCGCCAGGTCCACGCCGAAGACGCGGACGCGGTACTGCTCTTGCTGCATCAACGCCCGAGCCAGCTGGCCTCCCACGAAGCCGGCAGCTCCGGTGATGGTGCACGCGAAGTCGTACGTCCTAGGCAGCGTCCTCTCTGCTTCTAGCACTGGCCACCTCCTCGATCGTGTCTCTCACCCGTCCGATGTTAGCCTGGACCGAGCGGTTCTCTATCAGCCACTTCGCCTGGTCTTGCAGCACGGACACGCTCGGGTATCGCTCGCTCCTCAGGGCCTGCATCATCCCTTGGAGCGCCTCCTTGATCGTCTCCGGGTCGACCTGCCACAGCGAGATCGTCGACGCCACCAGGTGCTCCTCGAACGCGTGCGTGATGACGTGATTGCCCGCAGTGATCGCCTCGCAGTACCCGAGCGAGTAGATGTGGCTCTGCGGGTAGAGGATCGGCACGATGTCCGACATCCACAGCGATCGAAGGTAGTCCTCCCTCCCGTCGTTGCCCACCTCGGTCACGAACGGGCCCTGCGCCCTGATCCAGCTCTCCTCCTGCGCTTCGTTCGGGTTCTGCACCCACACCTCGAAGCGCTCGCCCTCGCCCCACAGCAGCCGGCAGGCCTGGAAGAACTCCTCGTAGTGGGTGCGCTGGTTGTCGCTCAGCCGTGAGATGAAGTTGATCACCGGCAGCTTCCGCTTCCTGCTGTACCGCTTCGAGTCGGTGCCGAACACCTTCGAGTCGCGCGGGTCGTAGATCGCGTTCCACACCGGCATCCCGCAGGGAGGAGACGGGTCGACGGCCACCGTCGCGGCCGCAGCCTTGAGCCACTCCTGCTTCATCCCCTCAAGCGGGAAGGCGAGAGCGTCCGACGCCAGCGAGCCGTCGATCTGCCGCAGCATGTAGCGCACGAGCTCCGGCACCCTCGTCTGGTCGTAGAGGTCGACGTGCTCCACCATGCTGATGATCGGGAAGCGGACCTCAGTCCACTGCTGGGCCACCCTCATCGGCCTCGCCAGCTCGGGCACCTCGAGCAGCATCACGTCGAAGCGCTCGCCATTCTCGAGGAAACGGAACACTTCCCGCATCGGGAAGAAGTAGCGGCCCTGGAGGACGTTGTCCATCCACGGCAACGGGTAGAGGCTGATGCCGCGCTTGGGCAGGCCCTCCGCGAAGTCGATGTCGAGGCCCTCGTTGCCGGGCACGAGCCACGTCCACTCCCACTCGTCCGGCAGGGCCTCCACGTACGCGCGCATCTTCGTGACTTGCGCGTCCTTCTGGAACAGCCAGCGGTTGTCGACGTACGACCGCATGGACAGCTGCGGTCACGGCCAGTAGAGCAGCTTGAGACTTCTACCGGACACGGGGCATCACCTCCTTCAGCTCGTGCTCCCAGATGATGTCCACCGCATAGCCCTTCGATTCGAGGAACTTTCGCCTTCGCATGTCACTTGCTCGAACCCCGTTGTCCCTGAACCCGCAACGCTTGCATCGGTGCCACCAGCACCCGTGAAACTCAACGACCAAATCGTCGATGAGGAAGTCGACAGTGTAGCTTCCTACTCGTGCGTGCCACACGTACGAAACGCCAAGCGCATCAAGCCGATCGATGAGAAACTGTTCGCAACGCGACGCTTCGTTCGGTTTCACATAGCGGACTCGTCCCTCTTCGTGTTGGCGCATAGCGGCCACAGACAGCTTATCCTTGGTAGCTTGGGGCGTGACGTATCCCCTTTTAGCAGCAGCGATCTTCGCATTGTGTTCAGCCGTCCGCTTCACGGCGTCGAGCTCTTCGACTGCTCCAGCGCGGACACCCTCGCCTCGAGGTTGCTCTCGGCCTCGGCTGCTGTCTGGTCGTTGCGCTGCAGCTGGATCACCTGTGCGGTGAGGCTCGAGACGTTCCCTCGCAGCTGCTTGACCTGGCGCTCGAGCTTCGCCACTCGAGCCGGGATCGTGCTCGGCGTCGCCGCGCTAGCGGTCATCCGCACGAACACGAACGCGAGCACCGCCGCTGCTATCACCGTCAGCACGACGGGCTTCACCTCGACTGCCCCAGCCACATCTGAAGCATCTGCAGGAACGCCAGCGCGCTGTCCCTCCGCATCGTCACCGGCACCGGAGCCACGCCGCCGAGCTTCACGATCTCGAGCCGCAGCTCGGTCGGGTCTCCGTCGACGTGGATCAGGTCACCGCCGTCACATGAGGCTGTCCCGATAGGTGGCACTCATCCTCCTCTCCATGTACGCTCTGAGCTCCTTGTCCTCCGGCTCGATGCTGTCGTCGCGGAGGACGAAGAGGCGGTAGCTGTCGCTCGCGTACTTGCCCACGCCCGGCAGCTCCATCACGTCGGACCCGTCCGGGACGTCGTGGTCCAGCCGCCAGTCCACCCACCGCCTCGAGAGCCTGATCAGGATCGACGCTCGGCGCTTGTAGAGGCCCAACGGCCTCAGCAGTTCGCTGAGCTCGACCTCGTCCGCCGCGGCCATCGCATGCGCGGACGGCCACAGCCTGAACAGCTCGTCGATCACTCGATCGACCTGACGTCGTGCGGTCTGGTTTAGCAGCACGCAAGCGACCAGCAGCTTCCATGGGTCGGAGCGGAACCGCTCCTGCAACAGCTGCGCGTGCGGCATCAGCGCTGTCCCGTGGAGCCGAAGCGGCCCTCGCCCCGGGGCGTGTCCTCGAGCTCCGTCACCACCGACCAGCCGGCGGCCATCGGATCGGGCGGCACGATGCTCAGCACGAGGAGGGAGCAGAGCCTGTCTCCGCGCTGCAGCTCGACCAGCTCCTCGGCGGCTGTGCACACGCAGTGGATCTCGCCGCGGTAGCCGGAGTCGACCTTGCCCTCGTGGATGAACAGGCCCCTGTCGAGCTGCGTCGACGAGCGACCGGTGATCCAGCCCACCGTGTCGCGGGGGATGGCGATGGCGACGCCCAATGGCACCGCCACCGTCTTCCCCACGTGGAGGCGCTGGTCGTTCCTCGCCCTGAGGTCCACACCAGCGTCTCCCTCCCGGGCGGGGAGGAAGCCCTCCTCGATCTCGTCTGCGTAGAGCTCCTCGTCCAGCGGCAGGATCCTAAGCATCGTCACGCTTCTTCCTGAACGGGTTGATCTCGTCCGCCTCGTCGACCTGTCCGTTGCCGTCGGGTGGCCGCTGGGCCGGAGTGCCCTTGCCCCAGTCCTCGTACTCGGCCGGCGTGATCCGCGGCACGAGGTCCTCCTTTCCCGCAGCCAGCTCCTTGTCGGCCTTGCTCATCGCCTTCGGGCCACCGTCCGGGTCCGACGGGAAGATCTGCCACGTCGTGTTCAGCTGCTCGCCCTTCCTCGTGACCACGAAGTCGCGGCTCATCAGCCCCTTGAACGCGGCGTCGATGCCGTCGAGCTCGGTGAACACCTGGAAGCCGCCCCTCCACGTGGCGAGGATGTCCTCCCGGTGGTCGAGCACGAGCTGGTTGCCCTCCTTGACGAGGCGGCCCTCTTCGTTCGTCTTCCACACCGGGCCGTCTCGCCAGATGATGTTGATGAAGCCCACGACCTTGCGCCGCAGGCCCTGCTGGCAGCCCGGACACGAGTCGCGGTCGCTCCCGTCCTGGTTACGGCACGGCTCGTCGTCTCCGAAGTTCTGCCCCTCCTTGGGCGCCAGCTGGTGGAACCACGCCCACGTCACGTCGTCGCCCTGCTCGAGGAAGCGGACGGTCGCTGACTCGCCGTCCTTCATCCTGAACCACTGCGTCCACGGTCCTCCGCCGCCCTGCCGCCTGGCCTCGATGTCGGCTGCGGCTTCGCGGAACTTTGCGAACCCTTTGGGCATCGCCCCTCCTTCGGGTCGGTTACGGTGTCATACTAACAAGTCGCCGGCGAAGCGGTGAGATCGCCGAATCCACAGCAGCAGCCAGCTCTTGCGGTGGCATCTCGCAAGGGTCACCGCTGTGCCCCTCGACCACCGCGACCGGCATGAACGGCTCGAGCTGAGCCGCCACTTTCAGCGCGCCGATGCTGCCAGCGTCGTCCGGATCGAAGAGCACGACGGCGGAGCGGGCAGTGTCCCTGATCAGGCTGAGCTGCCGGGTGGAGAAGCTCGAGCCGCCTACCGCGACTCCGCCGTCGATCCCTGCCTCGCCCACGGCCATGGCGTCGAACTCGCCCTCGCAGACGACCGCGCGGTCGCCGACGAGGCGATTGAGGCCGAACACGACGGTCGACACTGGGTACGGCTCGAAGCCGTAGCCGCCGCGCGTCCGCGTGTTGCCGAGGACGAGGTACTTCGGGTGCTGGTCCGGGAGGACCGCGCGACCCTTGAACCCTACGAGCCGACCGACCAGATCATGGACCGGGATGCTGACTCGGCAACTGGCGGAGTCCCACCCCACCTCCCACGAGTCGAGCGTGGCCGGCTCGAGCTTGTCGAGCGGGACCCTGAACGGGTGATCCTGCGGGACCAGCTTCGAGGCCTTGTCCCAGTCGATCAGCCTCTGGTCCACGAACTCTCTCGGGAGCTCACAGGGGTCCTCCTGAGACACCGCGTCCTTCGAGCTAAGGATTCCCCTTATCTCGTCCCAGATGGACCCCTGGGGCTCTCTGAAGTCCGAGCCGTACTGCTCCCGTAGCCACCGAGCTGCGCGCATCGGCGACACGCCCTCCAACATCGAGACGAACGTGATAGCGTTGCCGCTGCGGTTGCAGCCCCAGCAGTGGAACATCGTCGTGCCCTGCTGCATCGACGTCGACGGGTGGGCGTCTCCGTACATGTGTCCGGGGAATGGACAACGGTAGACGACCTCGTCCGATTCGTGGCGGACGACCTCGACGCCGAGCTGTTCGAGCATGTCGACGACGTCTACGCGGGCGAGGTCTAGCAAGTCGAGCTCATCACGTAGGTGAGGTACTTGTAGCAGTCCGTGTAGTGGTCGCGCTGGTGGCCGGTCGAGTCCGTGTACGGCGAGCCGTACTTCGGTTTCCCTGCCTTGAGCCACGCCGCTGCTCCGCCGCTGCCCTGGTTGTACGAGACGACCGCAGCATCCCAGTCCATCAGGTGGGAGAACGACGCGTTGAGGTAGTCCGCAGCCCAGGGCACCGCGAACGTCGGGCTCCACGCCTGCTGGAACGTGACGTCAGTGTGGAACGGCATGTGGATCTGAGCGTAGCCCTCGTCTGCGGCGTCGGACACGCCCTGTGCCACCGGGTCGTTGTCCGACTCCAGCGAGATCAGCTTGCAGAGCCTGAAGTCCGGCACGTTCTTCTGCTGGCCGACGTCGAGCTTGCGCTTCTTCGACAGCGCCGAGCCCGTCAGCGGGCCGAGCACGCCGTCGGGGTCGAGCCCTATCGCACGCTGGAACTCCCTCAGCCTGGCATCGATGGCGCCGCCGAAGAACGGCAGGTCCGGGACGATGTCCTTCCCGTAGCCGTTGTAGATCAGCTCGCCCTTCCAGGCGAGGATGCCGCATGCGAACCTGCCTATCGGGTCGGAACGCCCGTCGTCGCCCTTCCGCCAGTAGTGCCACCATCCACCTAGCCCGCTCACTTCACACCTCCTCTGTTGTGATCTCCACTCGCTTCACGCAGATGCAGTCGTCCGGGAACTCGCGGCACTTGACGCAGAGCCCACGCTCGTCGACCTGCACCGGCCTCACGGGCTTCACCATGTACTCGGGCCGAGTGCGCGTCGCCGTCTCCGGCTCCTCGTACGGCCGCGATCTCGAGTACGGGAACTCCGAGGTCGACGCCGAGAACGTGAAGGGCGTCCCGAACGAGACGGTGGCCGTCACTTCGCATCTGGCCTCTTCGCTCCGCCGAACATCATCGAGTCGGTCCACGGTTCGAAGCGCATTGCGTCCACGTCCCAGCGCATCGACACGGTGGCGATCGGCCCGTCGCGGTTCTTCAGCATCCGCAGCTCCATCTTCCGCAGTTCCCTCATCGACGAGTCGGCGTGGAGGCCGAGCACGATGTCCGAGTCCTGCCCGATCGACCGAGAGTACGCGATGTTGTGCAGCTCTGCGCCCTCGGTCGCGCCGCCGATGTTCGTCTGCGCCACAGCGATGATCGGCACCTTCAGCGACCGGCTCTGCTGCTTCAGCGCCTTCGTGATCGAGGTGACTCGTTCCCAGATCGACTGCCCGTCGCGCGAGTCCATCAACGAGACGTAGTCGATGGCCACGAGGCCGGGCTTGTGGCGGACCGTCTCGGCGTACACCGTCTCTGCCGAACAGCGGCCGACGTCGTCGATGACCACGATGTCGGAGCTCGCCTTCTCAGCGCGGTCAGCCTGCCTCTTCCACTCCTCGACGGACCGCTTGTCGAGCGTCCCGGACTTCAGCGCCATGTACGAGAAGTGGGTCGCGAGCGTGTCGAACTTGCGGAACAGCGCCTCCTTCTCCATCTCGAGGCTGAACACGAGCGGAGCGTCCACGCCCGTGACGTAGGCCTGCCACACCAGGTACTGCATCAGCGTCGACTTGCCGGTACCCTGCCACCCTGCGATCGACAGCAGCTCGTGGGGCTGCACGCCCTGCGTGATCTTGTCGAAGTCCGGGATGCCCAGCGGGATGCCCGTCTTCGAGCCGCGCTTCAGCTTGTCGTGGTAGTCCGCGATCCGCTGCTTCATCTGCGAGAAGCGGCCGACGCTGGGAGACGGGACCGCCTGCGCCAGCTCCTGCGCCCTGTAGAGGAACAGCTCGTCGATGCGCTGCACCTCCCTCTCGTCGTTGGCCGCGTCCGCCAGCTCTCGGAGCGCCTCGATGGCCAGCCTCCGCTTCGCGGCGACGATGAACTTCTCGAGGACGAACGACAGCGGCTCAGTGGCCGGGTCGATGCGGACCTGCGGGAACTGGGCCCTCACCACCCTCAACGTAGCGGGCTGCTTGTGCTTCACCAGGTGGTCGCGGAGGAACTCCCACACTTGGCGGCACTCGGGATCGGCGAAGTGCTGTGGCTGAACGCCCTTGGCGATGAGCTCGGTCACGGCGTCGCCGTGGACGGCCTTCGCCACCAGCATCCGCTCGGCGTCGAGCGTCGTCATCTCTTCTCCCGGGGCGGCTGCTCGGGATCACCCATCGGAGGGGTTCGTCCGGGCAGTGCCCGAAGCGGCTGACCAGGCCCACAGCCGCCCCGGCGTGTCGTCGGCTTCACGACGCCGACTGCGTGATCTCGTTCTGACCCTGCTTGACCAGCTCGAGTATCGCCTCGCGCTCCTCGGAGATCACCTGCTCGGCCAGCTCGAGGTTGCTCCGCAGCGCGGCGGCGATCGACTCGTCGTCGTCGGGCACGAACCGGGTGATGCTGGCCGGTCCCAGGTCGACGTTGCTGTACTTCGGGAGGCCCACCTTCTCAGAGCAGCCCATGGTGACGAGTGCCATCGGCTTGCCCTTGTCGTCGACGGGCCAGTTGCCTGTTGCTGTTGTCATGTCCCCTCCTCGGTCGGGAGGCTACGCCGCAGCGGCCTCCGGGTCCTTGAAGTGCTTCCGGGGCCGGCGCATGGCCTCGAGGTGCTGGTGCATCTTCACGGTGTCGGGCTGGTAGTGGGAGAGCCCCTTTCCAGGGTAGATGTTGCGCTCCTCCATCCACTGCTTGATGCCCTCGACCTGATCGGGCCTCCAGCACCGCCACCGCCTGCTGTTGCGAGCGACGGGCCTCAGCGCCTTCGGCAGGATGCCCCGCCGCTCCCAGTCACGGAGCGTAGCCGGCTTGCGGTCGATCGCCGCCGCTACCTCCCTGATCGTCACCAGTTCCTGTGCCATCGTGCTTGCCCCCTTCTCCTTGTCATTCTATCAATGCGAATGCGGTCGGTGAACTCACACTGCCCTGAGCCCTGGCAGCCCCTGGACGTCGAGCCCGTCCCTGTCGTACACGTCCCTCTTGCGCTCGAAGAACTGCCTCCTCAGCACTCCCATCTCGCGGTCGAAGACGTCGATGATCAGCGGCTCGAACTTGTCGGCGTGGATCCGCTCGACTCGGCCCACCCTCTGCTCGATGAGCTTGGTGTTCCGCGTCGGGTAAGCGAGGACGACGGTGTCGAGCCGCGGGATGTCCAGCGCTTCGTCGCCCAGCGTGGAGAACAGGGCCACGCCTCCCTTCATCGCCACCTCGGCGATCTGCATCCTCTGCTCGGTCGACTCGCCGCCGCTGAAGCGGTAGAGCTGCTCGAGCTTGGCGCCCTTCGCTCCGCACGCGGCTGCGAGAGCGTCGAGGTGCTTCAGCCGCTTCGAGACGACGATCACCGTGCGGCCCTGCTTCAGGGACTCGACCACCTTGATGGCGATCTGCTCGTTCCTGGTCGGGTCCTCGACGAGGGCGGACATCATGGCCGAGTAGTTGTTGCTGTGTCGCCTCGTGTGGCGGCTGGCCGTGCATCCGTGCACCTCGCAGTTCGTGCCCGGCCTGTGCTCGTGCGTGGGCACGTAGTCGAAGTCGAAGGCCGTGACGATCACGTCGACCCTGGGCTTGGCGAGGACGCCGGCGTCGACTAGCGTTTTCTTCGGCGTGACGTGGAAGCGGTGACCGAGGATCGCCTGCATCTCGGGCAGCGTGCCCTGCTGCATCTCGGGAGTCCCGCTGACACCGATGCGCCACGCCGCAGGGAAGCGCTGGACGGTGTCTCGGAACGTGTGAGCTGGCAGGTGGTGGCACTCGTCGAGGCAGACGAAGCCGAACATCGACCAGAAGCCCTTGTCGTCGAGCTCGTCTCGCCTCGCCCACAGCGTCTGCTGCAGGGCGATGGTGATGTCGCTCACCTCGAAGTCACCGTCTCCCACAACGCCCGGCGTGTAGCCGAGGAACTGCTCGCTCCGCTCCACCCACTGGCGGGCGATGTTCGACGTGTTCACGATCACGACGGCCCGCTGTCCGCAGCGGCGAATGGCCTCGAGGACGGTGACCGTCTTACCGCTGGCGGGCGGCGACTGCCAGATGCCCTGCTGCACGGCCTCGATGCGGTCGCACGCCTGCTCCTGGTAGTCGCGCAGCTGCACGGTCTTCCACCCGCCCGTCCACACGGGCACGTGCACGCGCCTATCCGCCCAGTCGATCTGGATGCCGTGCCGCTCGAGGATCCGCCTCATCTGCAGGGCGAAGCCGCGAGGGAGGGAACGAGGGTCGAACAGCGTCACGGTGTCGGGCATCTGCTGCCACCCTCTCACCTTCTGCTCCTTCGCGATCTGCTTCGTGCGGTTCGGGAACGTCAGCGCACGCTGCACGTCCTCGACCACGACGCGTGGCAACGCCCTTGCGTCCCAGCGGATGCGGCTGTCCACAAGGAAGCGCATCGTCCTGCTCTGCGGCTGCCTCATCGGCAGCCCGGTCCTCGCCATGTCACGCTCCTCCCTTCCTACTGTTGAAATCATAACATCGACGCGAGGTCTGGTTGTTGTCATGATAACCGCGCGGAGTCACGTGCACACGCGCGTGCGCATCCGCGGGATACGCAGGCTCGTCCACGTGTGCATGCGTGCTCGTCACGCGTGCTCGTCCCCGTGTGCACGTGCTCGTCCCCGGGTGTGCGCGCAGGTGATGCACGCGAAGAACCTTAGAAGCTAGAAACAGAGAGACAGAAACGAAGCAGACAAGGACGTCTACGGGTCTTGCGCACACACGCGTGCGCACGCACGCACGCAACCGCTCTGACTCAGCCCTTGCTGAACACCTCGTCCTGGCACTTCTGGCAGAGCCCGCTCTGCGCGTGCTCGACCACCGAGAGCTCGTCTCTGAACGACGTCGCCTCGCCGCCGCAGATGGGACACACAGCGGCCTCGATGAACTTGCCCTTTCGCTTGGCCAGCTCGATCGCCTCGATCAGCGGGTCCTTCTCGTCCACGTCCTCCTCCTTCGTCTCGGTGAGGTGCCTCCCGTGACGCTTGCAGAAGCCCTTTCCCTGCTCGTCCCAGAGCTTGGCGGCCTTGCCGCAGTCGCACTTGTCGACGACCGGCGTGATGCCCTCGACGACCGGCTTCGGCTTGGCTTCGTCGGCGAGGCGCCGCGCCTCGTTTCCCTTCCTCACGAGGTCAGCGATGTACTCGAGCCCGCCCCTGATCTGCTCGACGTTGTCGAGCTTCTTGTCCACCTCCTCGATGCGGCGGGTCGACTCGTCGATGAGGATCTGCACAGCGTCGAGGCCCTTCGGGATCTCGGTGACGCCCTCGGGCATGTACGTCTCCGGTTCCTCTTCGCAGAGCTGCCGCACGACGACTTCGATGCCGTCGAGGAAGTCCTGCTGCACCTTGAGCATCCCCTCCTTCGCCTGTTCGGGCTTCTTCACCCTCGCTTTCGCGAACGAGCGCAGCATCCCCTTCCACTTGTCGCCCAGCCGGCCCACCGCCTCGGCGAACTCGTCCTCGCTTCCCGCGAGGATGATCCAACAGCGGTTGAGCACGTACACGTCGGCTTCACGCTGGTAGCGGTCCTGCGCCACGAGCTCGTCGACCCTGCGCAGCGTCGTCTTGAGGCTCGTCAGCGTGGGCACCTTACCGTCGCCGGCGCACGCTCTGCACTTGCCCTCCGGGATCGGCTGCTTCGCCTCGCTGGCTGCGATCTGCACGTCTGCCGTGTAGGGCAGGTCCTCGTCGCCCGTGCCCTCACAGTACGGGCACGGCTGCATCTGCAGCGACAGCGCCCCGAGCTCGTGGTGCTCGCCGTCGGGCGTGACGCCCGCCACCATCAGCTTGCTATGCTGTGCGTCGCTCACTGCTCCTCCACGATGCGGATGTCGACTTCCACCTCTTCGGGCTTGCTCCACGTCAGGTGCGTCAGCGTGAAGCGCCCGCAGTCCTCGCACTTCGGTGCCACGAGGCCGATGCTCACCAGCCGCGTGCTGCCGCAGTGCTCGCAGACCGTGGGCTGCTCGCCCACCGTCGCACTGCTCTGGATCGCCTTCGCCATCACGTGCCTCCTCTCGTCGTCGGCATCAGCCGTTGTCCCACACGACTTCGTTCGCCGGTTTGTCAGGGCGCATCATCTTGAACTGGGGATGCCGGAACTTGATGCCAGATGCCATGATCCCCATGTGGGCTACGGAGATCACCGTGCCGATCAGTGCGTCGGCGTTCTGCGTCATCTCCCTTCGTTCTGCGTCATCCATGCCGGACGCCTGGCCGCGCTCGATGATCTCGCCGGTCTTCGGGCACGGCTGTCCGAACTTCACCGCGCCCACCAGCCCGGCGAACTTTCCGCGGCCAGGCTGGTAGCCGGTGATGATGACGTCGACGGTGTCTTGCTTCTTCATCTTCCACCAGCCCTTGCCGCGAGAGCCGTTGACGTAGGGCGCCACCTCGCTCTTCACGACCGCGCCCTCGAAGCCCATTTCGCAGAGCGCCTCGTAGATCGTCTGCTCGGCGGGCCACGTCGCCGTGACCGTGACCCACGCGCCGCACGGCTTCAGCGTGTTCCGTCGAACGGTCAGCGGCTCGCTGCGGATGTCGGCTCCGTTGAAGAACGTGCAGTCGAACTGCGCGTAGGTCAGCGGCTTGGCCTTGTTCTTCAGCAGGTGCTCCGTGCCCTTGCTGAGCATCACGCTCTGCACGTGCTCGAAGTTGTTGCGCACCCGCTCGAACCCGTCCTCGTCCTCGTACGCCTCGAGCGCGATGATCTCGCCGTCGATGACCGTGCCGGCGGGGTACGCCTTAGCCAGCAGCTCCGCGATGTGCGGGAGCTTGCCGACCTGTTCCTTCATCGCGCGCGTGTAGAAGCGCACGCCCTCGTCCGTGACGTGGGCGATGAGCCGGAACCCGTCGAACTTGGGCTCCATCGTGAAGCGGCTGAGGTCGCCCTTCAGCTCGCTCACGTCCGTGATGGCTCCGCAGTTCATGGCTCGGAGCTGTGCCTCCTTGATCTCCACGACTTCCTCCTGGGATAGCGGCAGCGAGTGCCGATAGTGTCATTATACCATCGGGCACAAGGCACAGGGAGGCCGGACGTGCACTCTCCGACCTCCCCCGCCCTCTACCCGAGCAGCCGCTCGATGCGCTCCATCAGCTCGTCGGCGTCGCCATCTCCCGCCTCCAGCTTGGAGATCAGGAGCTCGACGTACCGCCGACGCACGGCAGCGTCCGGATCGTTCCGCCGCTCGCGGATCAGCTCCGCCTCGCTTCGTGTGCGGCCGAACTTGGCCTCGAACTCCTCGTCCGTGACCGCCAGGCCGACCGGCTCCGGCACCGGCACTTCCTTCTTCGGCTTCGGCTCCGGTGTCGGCTCCGGTTCGCCGGCGATGTCCTCCACCTTGAGGCTACGCCGCTCGCCGAAGTGCTCCTCGGCCGCGATCTCGAAGAAGCGAAGCGTTCGAGACGTCCCGCCGCCGTTACGCCGGAGCAGGTACTCCAGCGCTCGGAGGATGCGGTCGGCGTCGCGCTCGCCATTCGGGTCGCTCCCACGGTACGTCGGGAACGGGATGCCCTTCTCGTCGGCGACCATGATCGCCCACTCGACGAAGTCCCGCTTCGTGACGCCCGTCTTCAGCACGCGCTCCACCTCGTGGCGCACGCGCCCTGCCCACTCGCGCTGGTAGTAGTAGCGTCCGCGCGGCGGACCCGCTTGGGGCTGGGGACCCCGTGTACGGCCTTTTCCCACCTGGATCACTCCCACGTGACGTGGACTCCGGTCGGTCCTCACCGGCTCGTCACCAGCCGGCTCAGCCTCGGGGCTCTTCTCGGTCACGCGGCCCCGTCGCATGTCGTCTGACTCCCGGGTGAACGTCACACGCATGCGCTCCTTCCGTTCTTGTAGGTAGCCCATGCGTTTCAGTTCCTCCTCCACGCGCTGCACGAGGCCGTGCTCCACGCTGCCCTTCTTGCCCGGCAGCCGGATCAGCAGTTGCCCGCCCGGCGACATCACGTCGATCGCCTTCCCACCGGCGATGACGCGGCCGACCGTGGCGCCCTCGTCTTGCAGCTTGCGGAGGATGCGTCGGAAGTCCTTGTGTGCCATCTCTGCGCCCATCGTAGATCACCCCCTTTCCTGACGCAGCTTTCAGAGGTCGTTGTCATTATATCATGCCTCGGCCGGCATCAGCCGGTTCTCCCGCCACAGGGTGCTGTTGTTATGATCTCATCGTCTGGTGCCCCAGTCACCGGCATTCGACCTTAGCAGGTACTCTCGGGCGGGGAGCAGCAAACGCGCACCCAGGAGAGCACCAGAGCCGCTAGTCGTGCCCGCGCCGCCGATGGCGGAGCTGATAGACACGTGGACCGAGCGGCACCAGATCGAGCACCCGCCGAACAAGCCCTTGCACCCGGCGCCCTTCGGCCACAGAGCTCTCCTGCACTACGGCGCCGCTAGGTACCTCTGCGAGCAGGGCGAGGTCACGTACAAGGAGCTCACGATGATCACGCAGCGTCGCGTGATCGCTGTGCAGCTGTCCATCGCGGACGGCTTAGCCATCGCGATGAAGTGCGGCTTCCTCATCGGCAGCGTGATCCCGGTGTACGCCAACCCGAAGTGGCCACGTGACCGGGTGATCCGGGAGCTGAAGAAGCGAGGGTGCGTCATCGACGACCGCTTCTGGCTGTGGCCGGACGAGCTAGAGGACGGCATAACGTTATGATGAGTGGGTTCAACGGACGGAGGTAGAGATGGCAGATCCACGCGATCCGAGCACTGCTGGCACGGTCTCCGGCGTCGACCTCGACCACCGCAAGGCGGGGACGCTGACGGCGGTCGGGAGCCCGAACTTCGACCCGTCGAAGCAAGACGGGCCGGCTCAGCAGGGCTCGTTCACCGGTAAGAGCCCGGACCCGTACAGCCACGGCGACCAGAAGTAGCCCGTGCCTCGCCGCGCGCTGCAGCTGAGCGACGAGGAGCGCGAGAGGCGTCGACGGGTAGCGCAGGAGCTACACGCGGCCGGCCGCTTCGGGGGACCGCAGCCCGGGAGCGGTCGGCCACGGAAGAAGCGAGCGTCCGAGCTCGTAGCCGAGGAGGCTGAGAAGAACGCAGCGAAGATCGTTCAGGTGTTCAAGGACGGGATCGGAGAGAACGTCCCGATCAGCAGCCGCTTGCAGGCTGCTCGTGACTGGCTCGCTGTGGAGGAACGCGAGGAACGCATGCGAATCGACGAGGAGAAGGCGCTGGAGGGCATGCACCGCGACCAGCTCATCGGCGTCCTCGCGGACAGGCTCACCAAGCTCTTCGACGCCGGGGTGATCAGCAGCCCGGTGCTGGAGGGACACGCCGAGGAGATCGAAGCTGGCGACGTCGACTGATGAGCGCTACGACGCACTCGTCGCTCAGCTGTCGAGGCTGAAGACCGACGAGCTCGTCGAGCTCGCCCGCACAGCCACGGCCGTGGAGCGCAGGGCTCGGCTCGCCGGTCCCATGACCCGCGACGAGCTGCACACTTGGGTGAAGGCGCACCTGCGAGCGGACATCCCGCGGGTCGCGGTGTGCCCCGACCACTGCGCTCCCTTCGATTTCCTCGCGGACGTGTACTTCGAGGACGTGCTGGCCGCCATCGCCATGGCGAACCGCGGCGGCGCCAAGACGTTCATCGCGGCGATCCTCCACGTGCTCAACGCGAAGTTCAAGCCCGGCTGCGAGTCCGCGTCGGTCGGCGCGATCGAGGCTCAGGCGCGCAGGGCGTACCAGCACGTTCTGAAGCTGCTCGCTATCGAGGGCGGCGTCTCCAACCCGAACGACAACCCGGAGATCGAGAGCTCGATCATGCTCGAGACTCGCTGGAAGAACAGCTCCAAGCTGGAGGTCCTCGGCGGGACGGTCAACGCGGTCAACGGCCCTCACCCGCAGAAGGTGCACTTCGACGAGGTGGAGCTGGCCGACCCGGAGGTGTTCGACGAGTCGCGCAACATGAGCCAGTCGAAGGATGGCATCGCTGCACAGGACATCATCACGTCCACGCGAAAGAGGCAACACGGCATGATGCAGAAGCTGATCGACTCCTGCGTCGAGGCCGAGAGGCAGCAGCTTCAGCCGCCGTACAAGCTCTACAGCTGGTGCATCTTCGAGACTGCGAAGTGCGTGCCCAACTGCCAACGCGCTCACCCGGGCCTCTCCGAGGCGGACCGCTGCAAGTGCGACAAGGTCGTGAAGGGCCACTGGGACGACGGAACGATGCGACGCTTCTCGGACGTGTGCAAGGGCAGGTTGGCTCGCTCGCAGGGGTGGATCCCGTTGCAGGACGTGCACAAGACGTTCCAGGCAGACAGCAGGCCGATCTGGGAGGCGCAGCAGGAGTGCATCCGCCCGTCGACCGAGGGCCTCGTCGTGCCGATGTTCTCGCAGGAGGCGAACGGCGTCCGACGCTGGGAGCCGGAGATGGGCAACGGGCCGATCTTCATGTCGATCGACTTCGGTGGCACCAACCCGCACGCTGTGAACTGGTACCAGCTGCTACGGTACATGGTGGAGGCCGAGCCCTACCACGAGGGCGACGAGCCGGTGAAGCTGCCGGAGGGCGCGATCGTGTGCTTCGATGAGATCTACGTCTCGGAGGTGAGCAACGGCAAGGTGGCCGAGATGATCATCGAGCGCGAAGCTCTGTGGCGGAAGCACATGGGCGGGCACTTCCGCGTCACGAGGCGCTTCGCCGATCCTCAGGGCAAGGCGGCTCGGCTGGAGCTGAAGCACGTGGGAGCTGCTCGGGGCATCGACCTCTCGACCGTGTTCCTCACCACGCGTGATGTGAAGGAGCACATCAAGATCGTCACCGAGCTCGTCAGCGACGGCAAGTTCTTCGTCGACGTCGACCGCTGCCAGATGTTCCTCGAGGAGATCAACGCTTGGCACTACCCGCGGCGGAGGGCTTCGCTCGTCGACGACCCGGAGATTCCGGTCAACGACTTCGACCACTGCCACCCCGCGGGGACGATGGTGAGCACCGCGCGCGGTGACGTGCCCATCGAGAGCGTGGTCGAGGGGGACGAAGTGCTCACCAGGGAGGGCTACAGGCGCGTCGAAGCTGCGGGCATCACGGGCTTCGCCGACGACTTCGTCAAGGTATGTACAAGTGGTAGGATGGTGGTGTGCACGCCCAACCACCCGATCTTCGTCAAAAGTACGGGCTGGGTCCGGGCGGACGAGTTGGCTCCAGGGGACGTCGTATTGGGAGACCGCCGGGCGACTTTCCCGTCGTCGAGTTCGGTGGCATCAACTTCAAGTGCTACGATGGACGCTACTACCGCCGGCAGTTCGCGGGGAAGTGGCGCTACCTCCACAGGGAGGTCTGGGAGTGGTACAACGGCCCGATACCGGAGGACCACGAGGTGCACCACCTCTTCAGCGACGACGCTGCGACCGTCGACCCTTCCAGGCTTCGTTGCGTCTCGCAAGAGGAACACCAGAGGACGCACCCGGGCTGGGGCTGGACAGGCGACCGCGCTGTTAGAAGTGCACGAGCTTCGAGGAACGCCAAGAAGAGGGAGCCCAAGAAGTTCGAGTGCGAGTGTGGTGAGAGGTTCGAGCGCATCGACAACGGTCGAACTCGTTGTCATGTCTGTGGAGCGCGAGTCTCGCCCGCTGCAGCCGGTGTACGACCTCACGGTCGCTGAAGCTCACGAGTTCTTCGCCGACGGCGTGCTGGTTCACAACTGCATGTCGAACTGGCGCTACTGCGTCGCTAACGTGCACCGCATCGAGATGAGCGGCAGGCCGCAGGGCCGCACGAGGCACGCGATGCCGGCGTCCAGCGGCGGTCGCCACGAGGCGCCCAGGGCTGTGCAGCAGGCGCGCGCTGAGATGTTCTCGTCGGGCCCGCGCTACGCCGCCTCCGGCCACAAGCCCAACGAGTACAGGAGGGGGATCGAGCCGTGAGCAACATCGAGAACGACGAGCTCCACCTCGCTTCGACGACGAACGGGAAGGTGGCAGCCGGCCCGAACCCGGACATCGTGAACTCCCTGAGGCTGGTGCAGGACCGCTCTCCGTCCGTCCGCTCGGCCTCGAGCAGATGGGTGGGCTGGGGCAACGTCGCGAAGGTGCTCGGTCAGCCCTTCGACTCCACGCGGATCCCGCTGTCGAAGCTGATGCAGATGCGCCGCGACCCGATGATCGCCTTCGCCCTGTCGTACTGCAAGGTGCCGCTCGTTCGCGCTCCGTTCCTCATCGAGTGCGCGAGGCCCGACGTGGCCGCTGCGGTCGACGAGCTGCTGCGCAAGATCTACGGCCGCTACATCCTCGCCCACTGCAACGACTTCGACTTCGGCTACTCGCCGATGGTGAAGCGCTTCGCGTACGGGCACATCGACGCCACCTACGTGAAGCTCAGCGGGCAGTCGAAGAAGGAGGTGCCGGCTTGGCCCGACAGCGAGGTGCAGCCCGTCGTGTGGCGCAACTTCGTGCCGCTGCACCCGCAGAGGGTGACGCCGCGGTGGAGCCCGAGCGGCTCGTTCGCCGGCATCGACATCATGCCGGCCGTGGGCGAGACGGGCTTCAGCAGCTTGGGCAGGACCAACAACGACAAGCCGCCCGACATCCCGATCGGCTTCGCCCTGTGGACGACGAACGAGCGAGACGCCGAGTTCAACAGCATCTGGGGCTACCCTCGCATCGGCTACGCGTACCGCTACTGGTGGAGCTACTGGTACCGCTTCGCCCTGGCCGACAGGGCGTTCGAGCGCTTCGCCGACCCGGCGGTCGAGGTGTACCACCCGACGGACGTGATCGACGACGTCACGGGCCAGGAGACCGCGTACCAGGCGAAGGCTCTGCAGATCGGCGAGGACATCCGCTCCGGCGCCACGGTGGCGATGCCGAACACCGTGAAGGAGGCGATGGACGGCAGCGCGATCGCGTCGATGCGCGAGTGGGAGGTGCACCAGGTCGAAGGGAAGTCGGACTTCAGCGCGCTGAACCAGGCGTTCGAGTACCTCGACACGCAGAAGGTGAGGTCGGTCCTCGTCCCGGAGCAGGCCCTGATGGAGGGCCGCGGCGGCACCTCGTCGAGGAACGTGGCTGCCACCTTCGGTGAGACGTTCTTCCAGTCGCTGGCCGTGAAGAAGGAGGAGATCGACTTCCACCTCAACACGTACGTGATCCCGCAGCTCGTTCAGCAGAACTGGGGGCCGGGGATCCCGTGCCGCATCTCCTCGAAGGGCTTCGACAGCCGCGACTTCGACGCGATGAAGCAGATCGTGCAGCTGATCGGGCAGTCGGACCCGAGCGGGCTGCCGGTCGACATCCGCGAAGTCCTCGACCAGCTGGGCATCCCGCTGAAGAGCATCGACGAGATCAACGCCGAGATGCAGCAGGCTTCGAAGGTCGCGGCCGAGACGTTGCCCCCGCAGACGAACAACGAAGGGCAGCCGGGGATGAACGGCGCCAACACCCCGCCGCCGGCGTCTGTCAACGCTGAAGGGAAGTACGAGGAGACGCCGTGGCGTGAGGTGATCCACCTCGCGGAGGACAGATGGCCGCCAACCGCTCAGTTCGCCGACCCGCAGATCCGAGAGCTGGCCACCGAGCTGAAGGTGCTGTGGGCGACCGCGTACGCCGACTCGTACGAGAGCTTCGCGAGGTACCTCGACGGGCTGTCGGCGGACGAGCTGGGTCTCGCCGAGGACGACTCGGTCCTCAAGCGGATCCTCGACGGGTGGAGCGGACCCGAGCTTCCGATGGACAGGACTCGGGCCATCATCCGCCGCGTCGCCGACCTCGCCTCGGCGAGGGGGCTGAGGCAGTTCGGCCTCTCCGCCGGCAGCGAGTGGACGATCGACCGGCCGGACGTCCAGGCGTGGATGAAGAAGCGAGGGTCCATGCTCGTCCGCTCGGTCACCCAGACCGTGAAGAAGGAGCTGCGCACGTTCCTCGCCGACAAGATGAAGGACGTGAAGTCGCCCTCGGACATCGCCGCCGACGTCCGTCAGCACTTCGCGCAGTGGCCTGGTTGGAAGGCGGAGCGCTTGGCGCGGACGGAGGTGCGAGACGCTTACAACCAGGCCACGCTATTGGGCTACAGAGAGGCGGGCGTCGCCCAGGTGCAGGCGTTCGACGGAGCCGGCGGGATCACTGGCCGGACGGACCCGGAGTGCGTGGCTCGAAACGGCAAGGTGTTCTCCATCGACGACGCTCTGCTCGTCGACGAGCACCCGAACGGCACCCTCGGGTGGCGGCCGATCATGGCCGCCAACTTCAGCGTCGAGGTCGTTCCACAGACTGACCTCCCGCTCGAGGGCGGCGTCGCTTGGTACGATTCCAGCAGCGAGACCCTGTTCCTCGCCGAGGGGCTGGGGCCCGACGAGGTGCGCGACCAGATGCTCCTCGTCGGCGACGTCTTGTCGAGGACGGGAGAGGCGGGAAAGGAGACGCAGTGAAGAACTACGACCTCGTGCGTGAACGGAGGCCTCAGGTCTCCACGCACTCGCGGCGGCTGATCGAGCGGCACGAGCTTCACGCGTACGACCCGGGCTCGGGCAGCCGGCTCACGCTGCAGGAGTTCGAGACGCACGAGCTCGGCCTCCGCGACGTGGGCGTGGCCGAGAGGAAGAGGCTCGCGGCCAAGGGCGCTGCCATGCCTCACGGCGGCTTCCCGATCGCCAGCGCCGGAGACCTGAAGAACGCGATCAAGGCGTTCGGTCGTGCGGGAAACAAGGCTGCGACGAAGGCGCACATCAAGAAGATGGCGCGCAAGCTCGGCCGCACCGACATGCTCCCCGCCAACTGGTAGAGGCCACGTGCTGGACTTGATCGCCACCGAGCGCGGTGACATGCTGCTGCTCGCTGGCGTGTACCACCCGACCGTCTCAGGGAACCCGTGGCATGACCCGAAGAGCGGGAAGTTCGCTAACGCTCCTCCCGGAGTGAAGCTGCTGCAGGGCCTCAAGGACATGGCGGGCACCGACGGCAACACGAAGCAGTTCATCGAGAAGCGTCGGCAGCTGACGAAGCCCGACGCGATGGCCGTGGGCAACGTGGGCCAGGGCAACATCCGCGTGCTGATGTTCAAGGAGGGCGCGAAGGTCGACGACTTCACTGTCGCACAGCGGCTCGGCGACGTCGGCAAGGCTCCGCAGCGACCCACCAGCGGAGCTCCCGGCCGCGGGAGTGGAGTCACGCCTGCTCCCGCTGGCCGGGACCTCGGCGCTGAGGCGAAGAGCGCCACCGAGAAGGACGCAGAGGTGCACGACGCTGTGTCCGCCCTCACGTCGCTGTACGGGCACGACGGCAACACTGAGCCGCCTCCGGACACCCTTGCGGCTGACGCGTTCCCGAAGCGGATCACCCAGGCGTGGCTCGACCAGACGCTGCCCGGGCTGAACGCTGAGCAGGCAGCCGAGCTGATCAACCGGCTCAAGGCCTCCGGGTGGACCGAGAAGAAGGGCTCGCTCGACGACCGCGTGATCGCGAAGCTGCACCCGGACGTGCGCAACGAGCTGATGCGCCGCGGCCACATCTACAAGGACGCGGACTACATCAAGGCAGACCACGAGCGTGCCAGGGAGCAGAAGAAGACGAGGGACGCTGCGAAGGCTGCGCAGGACGAGGAGGACAGACGGATCGCCGCTCGCTTCCTCGACCACATGGACGCTGCTCGCTACGACGAGATGCAGGCGCATGACGGCTTCCAGCAGCGGTCGAGGCAGCTTCCGGCCAGGGCGAACCAGCTGCCGAGGACGAGCGACTACGCCCAGTCTCGCGAGGCTCTACGCTCGATGCTGGCCGACGGGAAGGGTGCCGAGGGCGAGGACTGGGTCGACTTCGTTCACACGGTGGTCGCTGACGCCGGCGTGCCCAGCCACCGCAGCGCGTTCATCGGCGAGGTGAGGGTCAAGGACCTGAAGATGAAGGCGAGGGGCGTCGCGTACTGGGCGGGCGTGATCGGCCTGCACCAGGACTACGTCGGCGAGGACCTCGCCACGCTGCACTCGACGGCGTTCAGGCGCTGGGACGAGTCGCATCGCAGGGCGCTGCACACGGTGGTGCACGAGTCCCACCACCTCGCGATGGGCCCGAGCGCTCGCATCGAGGACGTGAAGCCGGAGTACGACCGCGGCAACGAGCAGGGGATGCTCGAGGAGGCGATGACCGAGTCGCTCGCGAGGTGGACGACGGCGAAGCTGCTGGGGCAGCACCACGCTGACGGCGGCTACCACATCGAGGACGTGCTGCACAGCCCGAACTCGGACTCGTACCAGGCTCAGGTGCGCGAGATGCACAAGATGTTCCTCGCTCCCGCGGTCGAGGGCCTCGAGAAGAAGTACAAGCTCTCGCACGCTGACGCGAGCGACGCGGCGATGGCTCACCTGCAGGGCATCCACTCGAACGTGGGCCCGTACGAGGAACGGCTCGCGGAGATGGACCGTTACCTCGAGCAGCTGGGCATGCGCCCGCTCTCCGTCTACGCTGCCGGCACGCAGCACAAGCTCAGCGCCGAGGAGATGCAGCACGCGAAGCCGAAGAAGACCGCCGGCTACATCTCGCCGGAGCAGGAGGCTGAGTACCAGGCCTACCTGCGTGCCAAGCGAGAGGGAAGGTACGGGCCGGGGACGCGGGGAGAGGTGACGCCGAAGGACCTCGAGAAGCCGTGGCAGAAGCCGCCGCCGCCGAAGGGCTTACGTCGAGGGAAGGGTCTCCGCGGTGGCTACTCCTCCGACAAGGCTGCGGGCACCAACACGGCACTCGGCCGCGAGGGAGAGGCGGCGTTCAAGCGCTTCCTCGGTTCCGACGCGGAGGTGCTGCACCCGCCCGGCAAGGGAGAGCAGTCGCCGCTCGACATCCGCTTCGACGGCTACGGCTTCGAGGTGAAGTCTGTGTCGACCGACTCGACGGAGTTCAAGGCCACGCCGAAGAAGCACGAGATCGAGGAGAAGCTGGCTCACGCGAAGCAGCTCGGCGTGAAGCCCGCGCTGGCCATCGCCGTGATCGATCGCGACAGCAACCGCGCCCACTTCTACTATCGCGACGGGATGAAGGGCGGCCGCCTCAGCGAGCGCACCGGCTGGAAGTACCTCGGCGCGACTCCGCTCGTCACGTACCAGCACAAGCACGATGCGGAGCTCGAGCAGCTGAAGGTGCAGCGCTACCTCGCGGACCCGCTCGGGAGGCTGCTGCAAACGGGACCCGAGCTGCCGGGCACCGGAGAGCACAGGGTCGAGCGCAACCCGTCGCAGTCGCCGAGCTCGCTCTCTCACGAGATCATGTGGTGGCAGGACGAGAAGGTCAAGCACGCGATGGAGAGCTGGAAGCTCGCCGACGACGCGCTGTTCAATGCTCACGAGGGCTACGCCGAGCACTTGGCTGTGGCGAGGGACGGGCAGGGCCGAGTCATCGGCGTGGGGACGTACAGCACGCACGACGAGCGCTACGGCGGCCAGGTGATGCGGACTCACGTGAAGGGCGGCAGCGTCGGGGGCATCCATGGCGGCGGCTTCAGCGTGTTCCGCGAGATCCTCAAGCACGCCGCCGAGAACGACCAGGGCCTGAAGTTCGACAGCACCACCGCGTCGAACGCGCTGTACAACAAGCTCGGCATCCCGGACGGAGCCGCCAACGGCTTCGGCGGCCACCAGCACGAGCTCTCTGCTGAGCAGGTGAAGGCGCTGCTCGCGGACTCGAGGGCGTTGGCGAGGGCGGACCTGATGTCGGGCGGACCGCTCGAGTACGCGCCCGGCCAGCAGACGTACGAGGAGCGCTCGAGGGAGTTCGACCAGAAGGTGCACGAGCTCGCGGCCCTGAGGCTGGCAGACGACCTCGCCAAGCTCGGCAACAAGAGCGACCGCGGCCGCGTGATCGTGCACCCGGACAACGTCGCCAAGTTCCTCGAGGGCCACCCGTACGGAGCGGTGCTCTACCACGGAACGCCGCGGTCGAACATCTCGTCGATCGAGGCCACTGGCCTCCGCGGCCAGAGCGAGCACATGGGGATGCAGGGCAAGAGCGTCGTGTTCCTCACGACCGACCCGAGCATCGCGAAGGGCCACGGCACGGCGGTGCCGGTGGCCGCCGGCTTCGACCACCCGCTGATCATGGGCAACGACGAGAGCCTCGGCGACGCGCTGAAGAGGGTGGGTGCCACGAGCACTGACGAGTTCGACGCCATCATCAAGCCGGCCGCTCGCGGCTCGTTCACCGTCACGTCGTTCCAGCCCGCTGAGGACCTCAGGGTGGTGACGCCCGAGGCGCACGTCGACACGAAGTCGCTCGACACTGCCGAGGTGAAGTTCAACGCCGCAGGGCACGTCAACCAGCACACGCTGGGAGAGTACGCTCGCATCGCGGCTGGGGAACCCGACACGGCCGAGACGCACTCGACGACGCTGGAAGACGGCACGAGGCAGTACTCGGCAGAGAGGCAGCGGCTGCACCAGGAGATCATCCAGCACTTCCTCGAGGGCTTGCACACGAGCGCCAGCCCTCGGGTGCTGTTCTCCGGCGGCGGCTACAGCGCTGGCAAGGGCGGCGTCGTGAAGCAGGCGAAGGCGGAGCACTTCAAGGGCAGCGAGCCGCTCGTGATCGACCCGGACCGCATCAAGGCGATGCTGCCGGAGTTCCAGGCCCGCTACGCCGACGACCCCACCGCCAACGCGGTCGTGTACCGCGAGGCGTGGGACATCAGCCAGGAGATGCAGCGGCAGGCTCTCGAGAGGAAGCTCGACATGATCGTCGACGGCGTGGGCAACACGTCGCCCGACGAGATGATCGGCCGCATCCAGCAGTTCCTCGACAAGGGCTACAGCGCGAAGGCGGTGTACGTGTCAGTGCCCACGGCCGAGGCTGAGAAGCGGGCAGCTGCCAGGGCCAAGACCGCCACGGACATCGCGGACCGCCGCATGATCCCGTCGTTGATCCTCCGGGCAGTGCACCGAGACGTCTCGGCCACGGTGCCGGAGATGGTGAGCCGGATCCACAAGCAGGGCCTCTCGGTCGACGTCGAGGTGCACGACAACAACCAGGGCGTCGACGAGGCTGGCAAGTTCCGGCCCGCGAAGAGGATCTTCAGCTACGACTCGACCACTGGAGAGGAGACCGTGCACGATGAGCGACTCTGGCGAGAGTTCAAGGACAAAGCCCATGAGCGGCTCTGACATCATCGCCGAGGGAGCACAGCTCGTGATCCCATACGAGATGCCCGACGCGAAGGCGCCGAAGTACGGCGGCGACAAGGGAGGCTACGTGCATGATCCGGCCACGATGGCCGACCAGTTGGCGAAGGGAGACGCGATCAACCGCAGGGCGAGGGAGGACGAGTGAGCTACAACCGCTTCCGCTCGCTCGGCGCCTTCGTCTACTCGGGCGTCAACCTCGGCGACGATCAGCTCAACGCGTTCTCCGCGGCTGGCGGGAGGTGGTTCGCTCCCGTGATCTACGGCGACGATGCTGCTGGGCCGTGGAACGTCGCGAACCTGGAGCAGCTGAAGTCGCGTGCACGCCCTCGCAACCTCGAGGTGGCGGGGTGGTTCAACGTCACGGGCGGCGACAACGAGAAGTACGCGTCGGACATCGCGGCGATGGCGAAGAAGCACGGGCTCCCGCTCGTGATCCTCGACGCTGAGCTGGCCTACCAGTACCCAGCGCCCGGCTGCTCGATGATGCCCGACCTGCTGAAGCGCATCCGCTCCAAGCTGCCGACGACCGACCTGCTGCTGTCGTCGCTGGGCCCGAACGACTCGTACATCTACAACGGCCGCACGCTGGCGCCGGCTCAGTCGATGTACGACCTCGGGTGGCGGCACGCCCCGCAGTGGTACTCGTCGTACTACGGCAGGGACGGCAACACAGCGCCGGCAGCTCGGATGAAGTGGCTCAAGGAACAGGGGCCCAACAGCATGAACGTCCGCGACAGCAATGCGCCGAAGTCGGGCTACCGCGGCCTGCCGCTGTCGTACGTGCATCCCACCGTCGAGGCGACGAACCTCGAGGGCTCCGACCTGAAGACGGAGCTCAACGACCTCACGACGGCTCGGAGCTACGGGCTCACCAACGGCTTCAGCTACTACTACCTCGAGCACCGCGAGGCGCCCGACGACATGAAGCTGCTCGCAGCGGTGAGGGGGAAGCTGTTCGACGGCTGAGGTTGCTGCTGATCGTCCCGGCCATGGCGCTGCTCTTCGTCGTCGTCGTGGTCGGGTCGCTGCTCGCCTACTTCGCGCTGACCGGCGGTGCCAAGACCTCTGAGCACGGAGAGCGCGGTGACTTCGAGACGTCGCACCTCGTCAACGGCGTCCGCTGCGGCATCGAGAGGTGGGACATCAAGACGCTGCAGGACCCGGGAGCCGCGAGCGTGCGCACGTCCCGCTCCGTTCCGGCGAAGGTGGCGCTGATGAGGGTGTGGCTGCCGCCGTCCAAGATCGGGCCCACGCGCTTCGCTCCGATCGAGACGACGCGCTACGTCGTCAGGGCACGGCTGGTCGAGGCGAAGTTCGAGGCGGACTCGGACATCCACCTCGTGATAGCCGACCCGCTGACGGGCGGCACGATGATCGTGGAGTTCCCGAACCCGGGCTGCACGCTGAGGGCGTCAGCCGCCAACCGCAAGCGGATGACCGCAGCGCGGACGGCGTTCATCAAGGCGGAAGGGTCGCCTTCTCCCTCGCGGTGGAAGCGCCTCAGCGGGCTTGCCACGATTTCGGGCGTCGGGTTCTTCGACTTCCCGCACGGCCAGACGGGCGTCGCTCCGAACGCGATAGAGCTGCACCCAGCCCTGTCCTTCAACGCCAGATAGGACGAACTCACTGGAGCTCTCCTGGGAGGCCCAGCTGAGCCCTAATGGTACCTCCTTACTGAACGGGCGCGTGGCCCCCAGGAGAGCCCAGGGGCTCACGTGCACCCACTCTAGCGCCCCGAGAAGACGACCCAGCCGGCGAGGAACCCGATGGCGAAGCAGAAGCAGCCGAAGCTCACCATCATCACGGCTAGCGCCGACATGCTCAGGGCGCGATCTTGACCAGTGACATGAGGCCGATCACGAGCAGGCACACTAGAGCTGCGCCCATCGCGATGAGCAGCCCCACTCCCACGAACTCGGCCGTCAGCTTGGCGAGCGAGCCGGGTTCCTCTCGCATCATGGCGATGACTCCCTCTCCGTACGGGTTCACCGCTGGTTCGTCGTCCCAGTCGTACGGCTCGCTGGCGACGACGTGCATCTCCATCGTCTCGTGGACCTCGGTGCGCTCAGGGTAGCTGAGCGGCTCGTCCCACTCTGGCGGCGGCTGCTCGCCAGCTTCGCCCGCCTCGCGTTCCATCTGCTCGATCACCTCGGGCGGGGTGTCGACTGCTCCCTGGTCGTCCTCGTCCTCGTAGTGCTCTCCGCCCAACGGGTGGTCGATCGCCCTCTCCCAGGGTTCCTGCTTGTCGCTCACTTCTTCCTCGCTTTCCGGTCCTTGCGCAGGTCGCCCGCCTTGTTCGGGTCGAGCAGCCCGTGATCGATGCGGCAACAGTCTGTGGAGCAAAACTGTTCGTTCGGGTCCTCTGCAACCTTGCCTTCGAGCCAGCCGCCGCAGTGGCGGAACCTCTTGCACTTCCTTCTCTTCACCGTCGATGTCATTCTACGTCACTGCATTCCTTCGGCCAGGTCCTGGCTCGCCGTCTTCTGCAGGAACACCATCTCGCTGTAGCCGAAGTCGTCCGGCAGTTCGGCGAGCTTGGCGAGCTTCTCGTCGTGCGAGAGGCTGCCGTCCTCGACGATGGCGAGCGCTTGCTTCTCTCCCGAGCTCGGCTCGGGCATGTCCTCGTTCGTGTTCATGTCACCTCCCTTCACGACAGTTGGCTCGCTCTGCGCGACCAGTACCTGTGGCGCGCCCTAAGCAGCTTCAGCCGAGCCGGGTCGTTCTCCGACGCCAGCTCGAACTCGATCTCGTTCAGCCGAGCGTTCGCGGTCGCTTTGCGAACGATGCGTCGCACCAGCGTTGCTCGTGCAGCTCGATCCGTCATGCTGCGAACTCGTGGACGTGGTTCTTCCGGGTGATCGAGACCGGGTGAGCGACGTCGTGCCGCATGTTGCGAAACAGAGCGAACGAGACGTCGTTGGCGTCGCCTCGCCGGAAGTCGGCGGTGAAGCTGATGGTAGCGTCCAGCAGCTCGTTGATCGGGTCGACCATCACGGTCTCCATCTTGGCCAGCACCTTGTCCGGCAGCGTGCCCATCGCTCGCGTGCCATCGGACGCCTTCACGAGGATGCTCGCTTTACCGCCGCTGAACGTGGCCTTGACGACGGTTCCCTCGTAGATGTGGTCCTGGCCGACTGGCGCGGCGACGTTGCTCACGCCGAACACCACCCTGCGGTACGCCACGGCCTGCTTGTCGGTGAGCCGGCCGGTGAGCCGCCACTGGCGGTACACGCTGGAGATGAAGTCGTTGCGCTCGTTCGTCCAGTCGCGGCTCATCATGTCGGCGACGATCGCCGGGTGCTTCTGCAGGCTCGCCAAGTGGGGCCCTGAGTCGCAGCCCAGCGTGATCATCTGCTGGGCCACGACTGCGGTGCCTCCCTCGAACGAGCCGGAGTCGTCCTTGGTCTTGTCCATCCACTCGTCCTGCGTGTCGCCCGGCTTCACGCGATCGGCGAGCTGCTGGACGCTGGGCGCCACGGCTCCGAAGAGCTCGATGACGTCGTCGATCTGCACGACCTCCGCACCGTAGCGTTGGGCCGCCTTGACCTTCGTCGTCTCGACGATGCCGCGGTTGTTCGGGCACACGATGAGCACGTCGGTCGTGGACGTGACCGACTGCTGCGGCACGTAGCCGAGCTCGGACAGCCTTGCGAACGCCTGCTGCCTCGTCATGCTCGGCACCACGCCCGTGATGCACACGTGGGCTCCGCGCTTGCCGAGGTGATGGCTCACGATGATGCGCTCGGCAATCTTTCCGGCGTCGGCGTCATCGACCATCTGCTCGAACTCGGTGAGCTCCTTCGGGTGCGACTCCCAGTAGGCGGCTCGCTTCGAGCCGGGGTCGTACGTGAGCTTGGCCTTGCACTCGTCGCACGCCGTCCACTTGCCCTCGACGACGTCGACGAGCTCCCTGCACGATGGGCAGATCTGGAACGGCATCACTTCTCCTCTTCGAGCTCGTTGCCGTAGACGCAGACGCGGAGCTTCTTCGCGATATTGATGGTCATCCACTCGCCGCTGCGATAGAAGCCAAGCGACTTCACGAAGGCGACGAGCGTCTGGTCGGGCGGGTCGAGGGGATCGAACATCGCCTCGTTCCGGTTGCGGTACCCGCCGTGGACGGGAACGATGGTGGCGCCGAACCCTCGTGCGTGCTGCACGAGCGTGTCGTTGTGCGCGTGGCCCACGGGGACGCACACGCGGTGCTTGGCGTGGGGGTGCAGCTTCACGCCCATGTAGTACGCCAGGGTGTCGACGCCGAACGCTGCACCCGTCGTGAACTCCTCGACGTTCTTCAGCGAGCGGATCGTCTGCTCCACCTGCCGCGCCTGCTTGGGGCCGAGCTTCGACGGGCCCGTGAAGACGTAGCGCATCAGCTGTTCCTCCGCTTCAGCTCTTCCGCCACCTCGGGCGGGCAGTTGGAAGCGATGGCGTTGACGATGTCGCCCCACGCGGCCTCGACCATCTCCTCGCCGTGGTCGGCCGCGACGTCCATGGCGGCCGTGCCCAGAGCGCTGGCCGCCTCCTCGTACGTGTTGTAGGTGTATCGCATGGCTCCTCCCTCAGACCAGCGAGAGCTGGAAGTCGCGCTCGGCCTTGCCCAGTGCCGCACGGGCAGAGTCGAGCCGGTCGTCGATCAACTGCGCGGCCGCGTACTTCCGCTGAGCCAGCAGCTCGGTCAGTTCCTTCTCGAGGCGGTTGACCTCGTCGCGGAGCTCGTCCTCGAGCGCGAGCCGCCGCTCGGCCTCGGAGTCCACCGCGTAGTCGCACTTCGCGCAGAGGCTGAGGCCGGTCGCGTCGTTGTGGAAGAGCTCGGTGATGGTGCCGCACTTGTCGCAGCCGTCCCGTGCCACGCGCTCGTCGTGCTTGCGGTCCACCGCGCCCTGCACTGTGCCGCCGCCCCGCTTCGTGATCTTGCCGGTGAGCCGGAACTCGCAGTCCGGCCCGATGCCGAGCGGGATGCTGTCCGGGTGTGTGAGCTTGCGGCCGCAGTGGCCGCAGAACGCTGCTTCCTGGCACGTGACCGTGCCGTTCTTCGGAGCCGGAGCCTCGCCGGTGACGAGGAACTGCCACGCGGCCTTGACCGCGTACATCAGCAGGGCGCCGTCGTCGCCGAGCCGCTTGTGCGCCTTGGCCA